TATGTATGCGTTCGCTGTACCGAACGGCGGACTACGCAACAAAGTACAGGCAGCGAAGTTGAAAGCTGAAGGAGTCAAACCCGGCGTGCCTGATGTTTTCCTGCCTTATCCTTGTGGGCAATATGCAGGGCTATGGCTTGAATTTAAGAAACCGGGATTTGAAAACCGGAAAAATGGAGGTCTCTCGACAGATCAAATAAGATGGCGGCAATACTTAGAGTCTTGCCATTATGAGTACAAAGTTGTGTATAGTTGGTTGCAAGCAGTTGATTGCACAATAGAATATTTAAAACCTTAAGCGTTACTTTTTAAACAAGAAAGAAAAGACAATGGCAGCAAGTTTACAAGCGTTCGCGGCAACTGGAACCGCTTATTTGACCGCAGCAGACGGACAGGAATTGATGGATGGCGGATTGATCGCAGTATCTGCACCTCCACAGGCATCGCCAGAAAACCCTGCTGCATTTCTGTGTACTATTACAGATGCGGGTAAACAAATGCTGGCTGCCGGTATTGCACCCCATGCACCGGTCGCGCCAGCAACTCCCGTTGTGGAAGCGGGACAAGAATTTGTAATAAGTTCCGACATCGCTGTACCTGATATCAATCGCGGTGGCGGTTCTGGCAGTTCGCGAAAGAAGAGAGCGGAAAAGTATCCTTTTTCCAAGCTGGAAATCGGGCAAAGTTTCCATGTGGCACCGGGAGAAGATATTGACAAGACGGCAAGAACGCTGTCTACTCAGGTCAGTAACGCCAACAAGGATAACAGGGTGCCCGCTGTACCTGCGGCTGAGAAGACGGTCACCAAACGCCGAATGGTTAAGGATGACGCAGGCAATGCAGTCAAAGACGCAACAGGGACAAAAGTTTTTGAGACCTATAAGGTCAAAGAAACAGTCATGGTTAGGCAAAAACACTTTGTGTCTCGCAAGGTGCCTGCCAGTGATCCACAAGGCGAAGGCATCCGAGTATTTCGAATTGCCATCACGACCACATAATAACAGTTGTCTGTTGCTGATAATCAACAGGTGATATCGAGCCCAACTGATATTTTTATTGGTTGGGTTTTTTCTTTATTCGTTCAGGGGATTAAAATGCTTGCAGACAACATTCGTTATTACCGTGACGGTAGGTTACAAGTGCGAAACTCCATCCATGACGGTTGGGTATTTGTGCCTAACATGCCAGCCCCTGATCCCGATCCCAATCCAGATCCACCGGTATTGGATTTGACTGTCTATGTCGAAAAAATCGAAGGGTTAAGCAAGGGGGACACAATAGATCTCGAAAGATCAGACATTGCCAACATCGGTGATTTGCTAACATGCACAAAAAAAGAAATTTTTTCGCTCGTGGGTCAGAATGGTCTTGATGCAATTAACGCATACCTTGCCGCTAGAGGGGTATCGTTAAAAGAAAATGGCAATACCAAGACATTCCCATCCGCTTAGCGATTATCCAAAGAACGTCCGTTACAACCTTTGAGATAACAAGACAAAAAAATGATTAAGGCAAGTTTTTTTGAATCAGTCGTAAATAAATTAGTGGAAGTTGATCCACGACAAGGCAATGCGCTAAAAACAGGGTTTGAAATTGATATAAGCGGAACCATTCCGCAATCATTGAAATCAATCTTGTATGATTGTCTAATGGCTCGCAAGTGGACGCCCGTAAAAGGTCTTACCTTATCTAGCACAAAGCCTGTGTTTCCTGTCTATCAGGGCGTCACACGTTCAGGGTGGATACACTTCAAATTTCCCGCAGACTTGATTTTAAATGTCAGCGAAATACTAATTGTTCGTCATATTGACGTGCGTATGACAGACCTCTACATCCAAAAAGATCTTAGTCGCGCGAAATTAGCTATAGCTCTTTGGCCTGACATAGAAATTAAACTATGAAACCACTGAAAGCAGAATACGAAGTCCAATTGTATGATGAACTCGAAAATCGATTAAAGATTAAACCGGGCTCATACCGGGCACACGTCTTAGACGCTCTTATCCCTGATACGTTACATACTTGCGATGCGTACTATCTGAACGTCAAAGGAAACATTGATCAGCGATCAATGGGCAAGCAAATTAAAATGCTGATGCTTGACAAATACGATCATGAACCGCGACGAGAATATAAGACCGGATTTATCTTTGGGTTCATCGCGCAAATACTGCTTTCGGCAATGATTAGAAAAGCGGTCACATTGATCTTGGACTGGTACAATCGTAGGCGCTAATATGCTTCGAGATCACCGACAATTGTGTAGAATTTACCTGTAGTCGCAAATAGTTTCTCGACCTGCAACGGCGGCATACGCATTACATCGCCAGATTCTTCCAGCGCTTGCAAAGCCATCTTGATTGCCATTGATGGTCCTCGCTTATCGTTAGCAAAGATTTTCAGTCGTCGCATGTTTGTTATGATGTATTTGAGCGGTAAACTGTACTTCTGATACATTGCAATCGTGATCGCTTGCGACTTAGGTTTCGACTCCAAGAATCGTCGTAAGAATTTAACAATTGCGTTGACCTGTTGCTGCTCTGTATTGGTGCCAACTTCACCGTCATCGAATCTCTTTTTCAGAGTCTCTATGCCGTGTGTGACGAAGTTCTCTGCCCATGTAAAACATTCGGCATCAATAATAGGCGACATTGAATTTTTGCCCACAGCTAGTAAGGCGGCAACCCGCAGAGTTTTCAAGTGCGCCCTGTTCCACAACTCCGCAGACAACCCCGCATCATTGTTATTGATTTCCTCATCTGCACGGACGTCCAAATCGTGACTAAGTTTGGCTGCAACGGAATCAAACGGAATCTCAATCCGTTTTGAGTTTTGTAACAATCCTTGCACCACTGACAACAGGGTAGCAAGTTTGTTGATTAGTTCGGGCGAAGGTTCGGCGCTCGCTGCATTAGGGTTTGATGGTGGTCGCTTGCCGAGATATTCGACGACGGCAAAACGCGGTAACAATCCGCTGGATATCATTGCACCATCGACGTTGTCGTAGAACCAATCCGGTGTTGACTCACCTATCATCGAGAACGCAGGCGAATGCAGAATTCCGATTGTCTTCTCACTGTCACTATAGGCTGTGGGCATCAATCGGTCTGTTGCGCCGCTCTTTGAATAGAGATCAAGCATGACTTTTTGCAACATGAGATCTGGCGCGAAATGACCCTCGCACATTGATTTCAGTTTGATCCCAAATTCGCCAAAGATTGACAGCGTTGACAATGACCGTGATTTGCTAAATGCCCGCAGCAATGCTTGACCTGATGCGAGATCGCCCGGACCTTCGAAGTCGTCAATGTAAGGGCAAACTGTTTGCAATCGAGTATTCAACTTTGAGATACCTTTTGCCATAGCTTCTTTACCGCGACCTGTGCGAGCCAGCAGCAGCAGATAGAGATTTAGACCGGTTGAACTGACATTGAATGCTCGTCCAGCAATACCTGCCATCAAGCCCAACGCACCGACGATTGAAACCTCTTTAATAGGCTTGTGAGAGGCACTATAAAGAAATTCGGCTATGTCACCGGCAAGTCCCGGCGGTGGTGTTAGCGGGCCTGCCTGCCGGTATAAATGCGATGGTTTCTGAATGATTCCGTTCGTAGGCACCAGAGGTTGCGGTTGAGGCGGAACAAATGTTTCGAAATTGATTTCCGGCACAACATTGTCGAAACTTCGCACTATCATATTATTTACATAATCTTGCCTCTTTGCTTTCTTTCGTCGACCTAAACCCGATTGCAAAAACAACCTCTTGATCTGCTCTTTGTTCTGCGTGTAATAAGCAAGGATATCGATCAATGCGAAGTCGGCGCGTGACTGGTCCCCGAAATGCCAAGTAGTTATGTCACCTTGCCACAAATCTACAAACTTTTTACCGTTGCTCGCACTTGATGCGATGTTATAGATATCAAGATCGCCATGCTTTTGCGGTCGATCAATGTCATTTGCTGTTGCAGTCGAGTGATTAAATCCGAGATCTTCGCAAATGTGGTCTATTTTGCCTTGCGCAAATTGGATAGGTGCGTTGTGATACACATTGCCTGTGAACGTCATAAATCGTTCGGACGAATACAATTCAAACGGTCCACGACGTCTACCTTTATCGGCTTTCATCTGCGCCTTGACAACAATGTGCAGACCGTTGCCACCCGGCGAAATCTCAGAATATGAATCGAGTAACTTTTGGATGTACTCTTGCTTCTGAATTAATGCGGGTTCTGTTGTGTGATCGAGATCAACGATACGCCACGGATCGTTCTTGGTAAGAACAAAACCTAAGCCGTCGAAATGCGAAATTGCAGTTACACAAGAATCGAAGGTACACCATGTTTCCGGTCTTCCTACATCTGCAAATGTGAATGTTCGTGGGTTGTACGGAACTTTGGTCGGCTTGTTGCCGCCTCTGTCTTCATGCCGCCAACACACCCACTGTGCGACCTGTTGTATCTCAACAGGAATCCGTGAGTATATCATCCATGACGCCTAGCAATTGGGGGTGTTGGAATCGTCATCCGTAAACAGCGGCTTGTCTGCCAGCAGGTTGTATAATCGTTCGACTGCATCTACTCTCGCACCGATCGGCGGATGTTGACTTGTGAGCGTCGTGAGCCATCCGACCGATACACCGATTTTTTCAGAAATTTTGTCCAACGACATTGGACGCGGGCGATTCCGCAGCAGTTTGATCGTCTCGCTAAGTAAGGTTCGCTGCATTTGCCTTGTCTTTTCATAGGAAATCAAGTAAAGGGACGCCAATCATAACAGATTCTGTGGGCTAGACAAAAGAGTTTGGCAAAAAATATCAGAATACCCCTGTTTGACCCTAGAATACAGTTGACAGTGCCGACGATACCTTTAGACTGGGGCAATTACTTCCAACTTGTGTTTTAAGGGGACACAACATGACCGGCACATTTCCAACAGCACCGACACCGCTCGCACCAACAGCAGCACCAACAGCCACACCAACTGAGAATATCGATTTGGTGATAGGCGAATGGTTTGCGGCATCCGAAGCACTCGCAGCAGCAAAGAAGACCGAAAAGGCTCTACGCGATCAGGTGAGCAATTCGCATCTGTGGAACGCTGCAAAAACAACCGGCACGCAAACCTATGACCTTGGCAAAGGTTATGAATTGAAGATGGCTCGCACTGAGACAGTGTCAGTCGCCAACAAAGAACATGAGGCAACTCATTGTATTATCAAGCTGCGCAACCTTGGCGAAGGGGCTACCGAACGAGCCAATCGATTGTTTACATTCTCTGCTAGAATGAGTGAAGCGGTTTATAAGGAGTTAACCGCCGAAGAACGAATGATTGTCGATCCAATTATCACCCGTAAGCCGGGTAGCACCAGTATTAAACTCAAAGCACCAAAGGAGTGAGTATGCTAGTTTTGTCACGAAAGATTAACCAAAAAATTATAATTAACGATGACATTGTCGTTACAATAGTAAATATAAAAGGCGATCAAGTGAAACTTGGCATCAAAGCACCAAGTGACATTACTGTATATCGCGAAGAAGTTTATAAAGCGATCTTAAAGGAAATGGAGGACATAAATAAATGAGTTTACAATTGCTAAGCACAAATACAGTTACGCCTGTTAGTCATTGCTTGATATACGGTCCAGCTAAGTCAGGCAAAACACGATTGATCCCCACAGCACCTCAACCGGTGATTTGCTCGTCTGACGCAGGGTTGGCTTCCATACGTGAACATAATCTACCTTTCCACGAAGTTCAAACGTACAGCGATTACCTTGTTTTCGAACAAGCGGCAACAAAAGGCGAACTTAACGGGTTTGAAACGGTAGCTATTGACGATCTAACTGAGATTGCCTATTTGTTCATTCAGGAAGAAAGACCGAAGCACAAGAATTTGATGCAGGCTTATGGTGCATTGAATGATGAAATGATGCGAGTTATTCGCTTTTGGCGAAATCAATCGGCGTTTACCGCTGTTATCATCTGTAAACAAGAAAGGATAAAAGATGAATCCACCGGAGGATTAATTTATGCCCCCATGATTCCGGGTAAAGCGGTCGCGCCGCAGTTACCTTATTTGTTTGGATCTGTGTATCATACTGAGGAATGGACCGATCCGACTACGCAAGCAGTGCATGAAGTTGTGCGGTGTAAACGAAATGCACAGTATGACGCAGGTGATCGTTCGGGAAAACTGAACGAAATTGAGTTTGCGAATCTCAAGGACATTTTTGCCAAAGTGCTGTCATGAGTAAAAATGTGCATCAAAAGCTTTTCAATTGGTCATATCGCGCAGGGGATGAAAATGATCTCAAGTGTAATGTCTGCGAAGATAAAATGTTGATTGATTGTCCGAATTGTGATGGCACAAGTCTAATAAACATTGGTGGCGGTGAAAAGGATCATTGCCCTTGTTGCGAAAACATAAAGGGTAAGGTTCTTTGCCCGGAATGTAACTAACCTTTAAGAAAGTAATTATTATGGTTCTGAATTTACCTGAAGCATTCGATCCGTCGCAAACAGCACCGTCAACCGGCAGCGCCGGTCAACTACCTGTGTCCGATGCGAAAGGTCATGTGGTTGTTATTGTCAGCGGTGAAATGGTGCCAACCGCCGGTGGAAGTGGCACATTCTTGGCATTGACCTTGCGGGTTGTAGAAGGTGTGGCAACGGGCGCCGAAGGTGTGCATCGTCTAAATCTGCACAACCAATCGGCAGATGCTGTCAGAATTGCTTACTCTGAACTATCGGCAATCTGCCACGTTGTTGGCTGGTTGCAGCCATTGCAGGACGTGGAAGTGTTGTATAACAAACCCTTCCGTGTTGTGGTCGGAACACAAAAAGGCAAGGAAGCGGAAGGATACACAAGCGTTAAGAAAATCATGGATGTTCACGGAGCTAAGCCGGGCGAGCGGGCGGCAGGTGCAGCCACGGTTGCAGCACCAGCACCAGCACCAGCACCAGCACCAGCACCAGCACCAGCACCAGCACCGGTTGCAGCACCGGTTGCAGGCGGATTTCCTGTGCAACCACCCGTGCCACCACCTGCTGCCGCTCCAGCAGTCGCTGCTGATCCTGTAGCGATGCCTGTTGTTGAGAACGTGCCTTTTGCCGCACCTGTGGCACCAGCACCCGTAGCGGCACCTGTTGCACCGACTGCACCTGCGAACCCTGCCGCCGCGCCATGGGCACAAGGCTAATCGATCCCTTGTCGGGGTGACCGGCTAACGATGGTGCCCCCTTACATTATTGTTAGTCGGTCATTTTTATGCTTAACGACAACGACTTCGATTGTCCCATTTGTCTCAACGTAGGTGAGTTGCATTGTCAAAATTGTTTAGGGGACGGTTGCGACAAATGCACGCAAGGGTATGTGATGTGCCCTGCTTGCCTTGGCTTTTCCAGATTAAGAATCGACTGCAATGACACCCAGTCATCAAGTAGTGAACTCAGATTGCAGGACATTCTTGAGCGGACCTTTCTGCCCGACTTTTGATTTTCTCATCGCAGATCCACCGTTCAACATCGGGCAGTCATATCAGGATTATGATGACAACATGCCCACACATGAGTACAGGCAGTTCTGTATCGAGTGGATCATCGCCAGTTGGAACAAACTCAAACCCGGTGCCGTCATGGTGCTGCATGGATCTATCAAGGTAAGCCGTGAGATCTTGCGAGCATTATTCCAAACTCAGTTGGATGATTTCATCGAAACAGAGATTTGTTGGGCGTACAACTTTGGCCAATGCAATTTCAACAACTGGATTGAAACACACTGCCGGGCGATCGTGTTGAGGAAGCCGGGCAAAGATAAGAAATGGTATGTTGAAAAGGTCATGACTCCTTCTAAACGTCTGCTGATGGGTGACAAGCGAGTAAGCACGTCACGATACAAAGGAATGGTTCCGTTCGGATCAGTGTGGGGAATTAAGACCGAAGATCAAGTTGCCTTGGAACCGATGGAAGGCGAACAAAATTGGGGCAGAGTACAAGGCAACAACAAAGAGCGTCGGCACGGTCACCCGAACCAACTACCGGAAGTTTACATCGAACGATTCTACAATGCGTACACACAACCCGGCGACATTATCTACGTTGTATTTGGCGGCAGCGGTACGGAGATCGCTGTTGCTAAACGCATGGGTAGATCAGCCATTGCTACTGAAGTGAGTCCTTGGGCTTGCGAATCTATTAAGGGGAGATTGAATGACGTCAACGTATGAAACAGATATTTTGATTCGCGAAAAGATTGCCGAGTCACTGGAAGTCGAGATTGACGATTATTGCGAAAGCATCGTCGATGCTGACAACCGCACCCGGTTGGGTTCGAGCCAGATAGGCAAGTCATGCAGCCGCGAGATTTGGTATGGCTTTCGATGGGCGAAGAAACCAGTGCTTGGCACCGCGACACGACCAGCCGGTAGAGTTGCTCGGTTGTTCAATCGAGGGCATCGCGAGGAACCGGCGTTGATAAAATATCTTGAAGCAATTGGCTGCAAATTCATCGCGCCGCCAGACGGCAGAGACCAGCATCCGTTTTCCTCTTGCGAAGAACACGCAGGCACCGAGGTTGATGGTATTGGTTACCTTCCGCCCAAGTTTGGGGTAGATGAAAAAGTGCTGTTCGAATTCAAGACGGCAAATATGAATTACTTCAATCGGATGAAGAAACACGGCATCCAAAACGAACAGCCGAAGTATTGGGCACAAGTCAACTTTGCTGGTTTGCTGGCAGGTTTGAAGTACGTTTGTTTCGTCGTCGTAAGCAAGAACGATGACGACATTCACATTGAGTTTCACAAACTCGATCCAGACTACGGCGAAATGTTGATTGACAAAGCGATGCACATTATCAGTGCTGTCGAGCCCCCGACAAAGATAGCTCTATCTGTTACCAACTTCGCCTGCAAGTTTTGCAACTTCAAGGATATCTGCCATCACGACGAACCGGTAGAAAAAAATTGCCGTAGTTGTAAACATGCCACACCAGCAGCAGGCGGCAAATGGGCCTGTTGTAACCCAGCTTTTGAAAACGGCGCAACTGGTATGGAGATCCCTGCCGACGTTATTCCACTGGGTTGCCCACACCATGAAGGGGTTGACTGATGATCTATCCGAGATCTTATCAGTTGGAATGTGTGCAATCGGGATTCGACTATTTTGCAAACGGTGGAAAAGGGAATCCTCTGTGGGCACTTCCGACTGGCACAGGCAAGTCAATCATCCCGCCTATGTTCATGCAGCGAGCGTTGCAACAGTGGCCTGATCAACGATTTCTTTTGTTGACTCACGTTAAGGAATTGATTCAACAGAACCACAAGGCACTGTTGAATGTTTGGCCAACTGCGCCCGTTTCGTTGTACTCTGCGGGTCT